TCCAAGTTTCAAAATCACTATCAATTTTTTGTTCAAGGTTATATTTTTCTAAATACAAATCATTATTAAGACCACCAATACTTACTCTTACTCCACCACCAAGATTTATGTCTCCAAAACCACCTTTCGAGCCAGCTTGTGATCTGTAAAAAGCATCTATGTCATCAAATAATGGTTTTGATTTCGTATCAAAAATATCATATATAGATTTATATTGTTCCGCTATTAGTGCTGCTTGATTTAAATCAGTTAATATTCCGTTATCAGTTATACCTAGATCAACAATCTTATTTTTTATTATTGCTAACTGATCTAAAGGGCTTTCATTATCTTCATAATTTCTAAGTCTCATATTTGTTCTTATATTAAAAATTTCAGCAGAAAAATCTTCTATATATGGATAATTATTAGTTTTAAAAACCTCATTAAGATCACTAAATTGTCTGTCATTTTTTAATTCAGTTATTTTTTGCTTATATATAATTCGTTGTTCTTCTGTATCAATAGGTAATTTATTAACTTCAACTAACAGGTTTTCTAATTTAATTCTTCTTCTGGCTTTATCTATCTTTGGTCCTTGTGTAAGCTCTTCATTTAGTTCATCTTCTAAATTTTCTAATACTGGTTCTATTTTGTCTTGCCATTCTGGATGTTGTGTTAAATTACCTCCATTATTGCCATAAGGTATAGATAGACCAATGCCTATGATAAGATCATCGACTTCATCTAAATCACTTACATCAGCAGTAGTTACATAATATTGACCAATATTGGCAATATTTTGAACAAGTCCTGTATAAATTTCTTTAGCATCACTACCTGTCAATCCAAGTTTTCTCGTATCATTTATAAAATTTGTAATATGTAATTTTGCGTTTTCTCTATTACCATTAAACCAATCTTTTGCTGTTTTATTAAAATAATCATTACTTAACTCTTTTACTTTTTCTAATCTAAAAGCATTGTTTTCTTTTCTTGCAAGTTCATTTAAGTTAACAACTGAAGTTTTTAAATTAGTAATAAAATTAGCTGAATCAATTTCACCACCTAGATCAAGAATCTTTTGTGTTTGTTCATTAAAATAATTTTGTCTCCAATTTATAAACTCAGGATCACTTGGCTTGAATGATCTAATTGATCTTTTGATAGGTTTTCCTTCTGCATCAAATGTATCTATCTGTGCATCACGATATGCTTCTTTAGCATTACTATCTAATTGAGAGCCATATAATTCTCCTAAATATTGTTTATAAAATCTATCAACAAAAATACTTCCACCTATTAACTGCCTAGCAGCTTCATCACCCTCTTCTTTTCTAGTCGCATCAGCAACTTTTCCTATAGTTCCATCTGTTAAAACGGTATCAAGTGCCATTTTAAAAGCTTTATCTTTTTCTTCTTCTACAGTTTTTTCTAGTTGTGTACCAATAAATTTTTGTAAGTTAGGGTTAACAGTCTGTAAAACCGTTGCTAATTCTTCTGCATCTGTTTTTGGTAAAACAGAGGGTTCTGCTACAAAAGTATCAACAGGTCTTGCTGCTGATTGAAATGCTGTGCTTTGAAAACTAGATGACATTTAACTTAAAGCTGTTAATTGACCATAGGTGGATAAACCTTGTGAAGCTACATTAAGTAGAACTGATCCAAGTGAAGGAATCTGATTGTAAGCTTGGTTTATATTACTTTGCAATTGATTACGTCTATTATCTCTTTGTGCAACAAGACCTTTAACATTTCTTGTATATTGCCTACCTATAGATTCAAGTGTTTGATTTATAGCTTCCCTAGCATTTGCTGTCTGTCTTTCTTCATCTTGCAATAAAAGTTGAACTGTTAAACCTGCCTGTTCATTTGCTCTTATACGACCTTTAGCCTGTAATCCTTGAATAGTCTTAGCTAATTTCTCTTGTGCTTTTGATGCTCTAGTTTCTCTCAATTCTGCTGCTATAGCTTCCTGTTGATTAGCAAATGATTGTTCTGCTGATTTATTTGAGATCAAAGCAGATTGATATGTCTGTTCTGCTGCTGCCTGTGCTGCTGATCTCTGTGCTAAACCAGTAGCTAAGTTAAGACCCAAAGATCCAAGAAACAGTCCACCTGCTTTTGCACCTAATCCTAGAACTGCAACACACATTTAGGCGATCCTCAGAAATTCGTAAAATGGTTTACCCTGCATACCATAATGTTCGTGATATTGGATAAAAGTAAACCCAAGAGACTTTAACCACTTGATAGCAGAATCATTCTCTGCATATACAAAATTATATAAGACTTTGTATTTTTTCAATAGGCTTTCAACCCATTTACGACCTTTTCTTATTAGTTGTATTCTATATTTTTTATTTTCAAATAATTTATCAGTAGCAACCATCCATATAACACCACCAGGAACTACCCCACATAGCCCTATGGGATGGTCATTATCATCAGCTATTGCCATATTTATATTGCTGCATATATAAGATAATTGCAGTGCTTGTTTTGGTTCTTGTCCTGTTTGATACAAAGCTTCTATTTTATCAATTTCTCTCATGTTTGCTGCAACATATTTTAAATCTGTAAATGTAGCTTTTCTTAAATGACCCATTACACCCTCCTACTTCTCATATGGAACATAGCTTCGTATTCAGCACTAGATAATTGAGTAGGCAAGAACGTGTCATTTTTTATATCTATATCCACTCTATCTGCTCTGGACATTATTGGCACTCTAAACGTACCTGTTTCTAGATTAATCTGACCAATAGCAGCAGAAGAAGATCCTAAAAAACGACCAGTAAATTTATGAGTAGATGTATCTCTATTCTCAGGAGTGACCTCTACTCTAAAAAATCCTGTATCTTCAAACTTTATATAAAAATGATGCAGTTGTAAGCGACCACTGATCATCTCACCTGCGTTAGGACTTTCAGTAAGTCTCTGTTGACTAAACCTATAGTGCATGAGGTATGACTCACCAATAATTACCTTACTGTTTCTAAAATCACCATTAGCTGTAATTGTTGATGTAGATCCGTTTGCTGTATTTGTAGTTTGTACAACCTGACCAGGTTTTAATGTTTTTGTATTACCTTGAGTATCAACGAAAGTACTTGTTTCCCCATTGGCTAAGTAACGACCAACAACAGACATATTGGCATTTAATCTGTAAGGCAAAGTAAATGTAGTTACATCAGTGCTAGAGTTATAAGCAATAGAAACACCAGTAGTTGCTTCGGTTACCTTATGGTCTAGATGGAACTCAAACTCTGAATTAGGTTCTCTGAACTCTGCTTCAAATGGTATCTTTTCTAAAGTTGTACCATTAGCTTCTTCTACTACCATAAACAAATCAGTACCAACAAAATCTATATTCTTTATTGACTTGGCAGAATTAAAAGTAAAAGTAGACCAACTGTTCAATACTTTTTTAAAACCATCACCATACAACCATCTATTTATATATAACTTATTTGGATTATCAGTACCTAATAAAACTAAAACATCTTCATTGGTAGATACAGCTAATTTAAAAATATTACTTGGTATCAGTCTTGGTACATGAACAGTAATATTGCTTGCATCTTTAATGGCTATGTTTTCCTGTGTTATATATTCTCTTACACCTGCAAAAGATCCTTTCTTTGTTAGATAGTAGATAGAAGAACCAGAACCTACAGGCTGTGCCTGATCACTAGATTCAAATTCAGTTGCAACAACTACGTTAGCTGTTTTAGGTGTCAAGGCATCAGATGATGATGTTAATACAAACTGTGTTTGATCAGAGAACAAAACTAATTGTTCTCCCATAGTTACTGCGTGTTTAAGAATAGCAACCTTTGTATGAGAAGCACCTACATCAATAGGATCTGAATCTATAACAGATAGAACTGTTTCTGGAAAGAAGTTAAAAAACTCTGAAACCCTTGTCAACACTACGTTGTCATCAGTTAAGAAACCTAATCTGTTTCTAAAGAAAAAGACGTTGTTGATTTTGCCATCTATAAAAGATGGGTTAGGTGCTGAATCTAAATCACCAACAGTTCTTTCTCCCCATTTAGGTAATGTATATGTCGTGCCAGATATTGTATATGTATCTCCGTCTACTCTTGCAAACCTAAAATTACCATCAGCCTGACGTATAAGAACGTGTGGCATAGTGTCATAATTGAATTTAAAAGGAATACCTGCTTCTACTGATTCTTCCCATTGCCCTTCTTCAAAAGCTCCACCATTATTGGTTACAAACTTGACGTAATAATTATCAAAGTTAGTTGATTCATCTCCTTTTATTTCAACAACATAACCATTAGGTGAAACAGTTGGTAGGTCAGTAAACCTTTGTACCGAATCTTTAACTACCGTTAGCTGTGTATTACCTTGAGTATCATTACCATCAATAGAAAAATTACTACCATCATTCTTTTTGATATGTATTACAGGGCCATTTCTTGCAATAGTAAAACCTGTAAGACCAGAATTTAAACCAGACTGAAGATCGCTAGCTACCTGTGTGGTACTAAGTGTAGAGTCAGAAGTAGTGTCATCAGTAACAGTCACACCATCTACAGTGACTGAATATGTTGTTTTATCTGAAACTGCATTTATAAAAACTACAGCCTGTGTGATGTTACCTGGACTAAGAGAAGAGTCCATTGCTGTTGTAATGCTTGTATTAACTACAAAAGTAAAATCAGCAATAGTTACAGTCTTGATTACACTTCTAGGATCAGATGTGTTTAGGTAACTTGTACCATCAGGTTTGTTTACAGTTAGTTCTGTTCCATCTAATTCATATACTTTGACATTACCATTACTAAATATTGCTACATATCTTTCATTTATATCTCTGTTGATAGTTTGTATGTGAACATTTCCTACTGTAGAAGAACTTAGAGTTGTAACAAACTGTGTGCCAGACCTTTTTACAAGTCCTCTTACAGGGCTGCTGTTAGCATTGTCCTGTATATCGGCATGGTCAGGTTGTTTTGTTGAATCAGCAGCTTGTGAGATTCCTCTTAGCAATGTAGGAATTGCTCTTGATACTACTGCCATAGCTATCTAATTAATGCGTTTGCTGGTGAATAAGTATCAAAGACACTTGTAAGACTTGGATCTCCTCTTAAAAGATTGTGATCTCCATTAGCTAAATCTGTTTCCATTAATATAGCTCTTGCTCTTACTTCGTCTTGTTGTGTATATGTTCTCAATCCATCATCACTGACTAATCTGTCTACAAAGATACGAGCAGCCTTGATTGTTATATACCTTCTTGCAGGTTCTGGTATTTCATCAAAGGTTCTAAAATAGACAACAGTACAAATGAGATCTTCATCAAACTCATACTTGTTGTTTAACCTATCATATAGTTTCAAACCACGCTGTATCGCATCAATGGTAGTGTGATGATGAGTATTAGGATCAACTCTTAGTACATCAGTTGAAAGTGATACCTGATTAGATCCATCTCTTGTAAGAGTTACATCTATTTCAGTATTAAAAGACCAACCTTCTGATTGAACTTCTTTATTTACTTCCGTAAGAGTTGATTGTGCTAGACGAGCATCAACAGGAAGTGTACCTGCAAGACTGTTAATAGGAGCTTCTCCTATTGCAGCTAACATAATGTTGATACTTTCTAGTTCAGTGGTTGCAGCTACAGTCATGGTTTTTTACTTTTTTATTTTAAGTGACTCTCTGCCACCCATTTTTTTCTTCTTCTTTTTTTTCTTTGTTGAATGATACATGGCTATAAAAAAAGGGTATCTAATAATAAGATACCCTATAAATTGAAATTAAGAAGCA